GACGCTGATGAGCTTGACGACGAAATTCTTACTGAAATATTACAAGATGAAGAGACAGTTGAAGTCTTTCTGGAAGAAGTCTTAGAGGACAACCCGGACTTCTTTGAAGAAGCCACAGATGAACAGATAACTGTTATTTTTGAAGCAGCACCAGAGATATTTAACGAAGCATCTGACGAGGTTAAAGAAGAACTTGAAGCTGAAATAAACGTGTTCGCTGGTGGCTTTGAAGAGTATGTGCCAGAAGATTCAAACATCAACGTCGATGATCGACGCTCTATCATTGCTGTAACATCAACTGCTATAGTAGCTACTACAGCAGTAGCGACAAGACCGTCACCACCGCAACCAAGACCTACAACTCCAACCCCTCCAAGACCTAGCAGTCCACAATCTGCTTCTCCCAGTGGTCCCGAAACCCCAAGGAGAAAAACTAGAGATGATAAAGCGTAAAGTTAAACGACTAACTCACGAAGTGTTTATCCTTAGCCTTACTGCTGGGTCAACCGGAATCGTGCTTATCACGTTGTCAGGTGAGACAAGAGAGTACGGTATTTGGATTACCGCAGCTAGCTTTGTATGCCACATGGTAGGTGTATGGATAGATTGGAAAGAAGAGTGACTCTTGAAGCATTGTTCTTAGTTATCCTTACAGCTTGCCTTGTCCCGTGGATGGCTTGGATCTCCACCGTGTTAATTAAAATTGAGATACGTTTAGCTAAAGGTGATGAAGCTTTAGAGACTGCTGAGGAACGTTTAGCTGACCATGAACAAAGGCTTCGAGCTTTAGAATCTAGACAATAACGTTGATATAGCTACGGCCGCCTGCTGAGGAATTACTCCATTACCAAGCATTTTAAGACAAGCCGTACGACTAATACCTAATTCTTCTCCGCACACCCAACCAGGTGGAAGCCCCATCATCCACTCAACAAACCAATGATTCAATCGAAAATCGTTGCTTGGTTGTGGAGATCGTCTTCCAATGATTTGTTCCCAGTGTTTGATTGCTTGTTCGTATTTGCTAAACGATCCAGAAATACTACGTCGTTCAGGGTAGTCCCCAGCATCCCAGTTGACCCCGGCTTTCTCCCATCTCCTGTCGCCATACCCGAAGTCAAACTCCTGCCCTGTTCTACAGTTGGAGTTGGCAACAAATCCTGAGCTTTGTTCCGAAGATCCTCGTAACTGTGTATCTCGTCTAGTCGTAAAGCTATCACGTTTAACGGCTGACTGTTCCTGGTCCACTGAGATTCCCCTGCCGTGTTTTCGCCATCCTGAACTGTTGGTGTTGGTAGCAATGCAGAACCATCTGTCTCGTTTGTGGGGCGCTCCAATGTCTGACGCTCGAAGAGTCCCCCATTCCCATCTGCTGAAACCGTTGTATGCCATTGCTGCACAGACCCTGGCAATAGCGTCCCCACTGTTAGCGGTAAGTATTCCTCTAACGTTTTCGAGGATGAGCCATTTTGCTTCCGTAATCCGGGCAATTCGGCAAACATCGTCAATGATCCATCTTTCATCGTTTACTCCTTTACGATTTCCAGCCACTGAGAATGGCTGGCAGGGAAACCCTGCTGTAATAATGTCAACTGGTTCAATGCTTTCTGTAAACAAAACTTCATCTTCAACTCCTATTTTAGTTAGGTCACCGTGGTTAGGCACACCATAGCGGTGCTGTAGTAATCGGCTTGCGTTGGGTTCTATTTCAGACACCCAAGCTAACTCAGTTTTAACGATTTTAGATAAACCTAGTTCTATGCCTCCGTAGCCAGCGCATAAAGCACCTACTTTCATGAGCAAACCCAGTGTTGCCAGCCACCGCCTGTAGCCCTGTAAATAAGCCAAGCAGAAACCCTGATATTATCTTGCCCATTATAGATGTCCCCTACATACCCTAAAGCAGTACGACTTCTAGCATCCCAATACGTTCTCAAATGCTGCATCAAACCACTAGCAGTGCTAACACTTGATCGTGCTTGAGGATCGCCCCCACTCTCGCAAGAAATAATTGAGAGGAACCTGGCAGTATCACGCAAGTCTCCACCCATTTCAACAATGGCAGATTCCACAGTGGATCTCCATTGTTCTACGGCTGGTGAGAACTGTGCATCAGGGGAAACGGTTGAGTAAAGACGCACAGGTATACTTCGTTCCATAGCCCATTGTCGATGCCACTTGTGAGTGTTACGACCATATATGCCGTCTTGGTCAATGCCCATCCACCATTGCAACCATTTGACTCTAGGGCTTTCTTCCATCCATTCGTATTCTGTTGACAATGTTGTTTCTTCTAACAGATCCCATTGTATGTAGGGTTCCGCAGGTGTCACTGTTAGCGAACACATATATATAAAACAACCGACTATCCCCATTGGTCCGCCATTGCATCAGCCCAACCCTGAAAAAACTTGGCACGATTCTTTTGCCGGTCAAGGCCGCCCTTGTTGAACCAGTTACCAGGAATCTTTGTGCTTTGAGCCTTATCGACAACGTTAGTTGGCTCTAACGCAGGTAAGTTCTTTAACCACAACCTAGTTGCTTTGGTAAATGGATGACCGTACTGCCATGGTTGAATTGTTTGAGTGTGCGGAGGCATTTCATACACCAAACTAGATATTGGATTCTCAACACAAACTTTCGGGATGTGTGAAACTTCCCATAGTTTCATAAAGAACGCCTTGCCTTCCATACCTTTCTCATATCGTTCCATGTTTATGCCTTTGTCTTTACCGCCGGGGTACAAGAATCTTGCGCCAGCGTTTGATAGGTAAGTGCATGGTGGGTGTGCGATCATCATGTCCCAGTCATCATATAAGATGTCAAAGATGTCGCCTTCGTAATGTGGTCCATCTATTTCTGTTGGGATAATGTCGCAAGAGATAGCGTCATGACCTTTCTTTCTGAAAGCTTCTCGAACTGTTCCTGAGTACTCACAAGCCACTAATACTTTCATAGGTAAGTGTCCTTTTCTTGCCAGTGCCTCCATAACAATAATAGTTCAGCAGCAAACTCCGCATCCATAACAGCTACTTTACCTACTTGTTTCCCGGATACGCTTCTTCGATCTCCGTGTATGGCGAAGATAACCCATTCGTCATTGTCGGATACGTTGCGTATCTTTGAGATCCATTTGAACAGTGACCATGCTTTTCGGTACTTGACTTCCACAGTTACGCCTGTGTCCCCCAACCAGATATCATGCGATTCTGTGGAAGCCGAAGTACGCTTTACGTCGTTGTGTCCATGCTTGATGAGCATGTCACGGATTTCGTTCTCGCCTATCGTACCCTTTTGCTTTGCTTTATTACTCAAAATAAACTCAATTCTTCTTTATATTTTATATTAATTACACTGTTGTACCAATCAATCGCAAAGTGTTCGCAATTAGCACACGATTTCTTAGGGCAATTAGGATCAGGTTTCATACGCCCACCGTAAGACCAAGCCATTGAATCAGAAGAAGAAAGCAACGAACCAAAATTTTGAATAGCAGTTTTTTTCATACCAAAACCATGCAACCGTAAAGGCTGTAAGCTCTTGACAATCCATTCAGCTTCTTTAGTTGCTTGCCTTCGACACACACTACCTAAACCAACAATAGATTCGCTTTCTAAATTAAACCCAGCCTGTTCGTACATTTCCCAATGCCGTAAATAATCATCACGTTCCCAACCCTGCAAAACAGGAACCCAATGGATATCGCTAGACAATGTTCTTAAATTAGCCAACGATTTAATTGACAACTCTTGATGTTCAGTCACAGTCTTGCCAGTTTTTTCCAGTATCCAAGGTTCACACATCCAATCTTGAGGACTAGCCCATTGGAAACCATAAATGTTGTCCATGTATCTACGAACTCTTGCTGCGTACCGATGTGGTGTAGTTTTCCATTCTCCATACGTTGAAAGTTCTGTAAACCCACCTGAGTCGCAAGCCCATTCAGTAATTGACTCCGGCAAATTTTTGTATTTACGCAGAGTCCTATCGCTTACAAACAAAGGTATGTCTTTAAACTGAGAGTAACGCAACCAATATGGTCTATGTGTCCCAAGATAAAATTTCATTGTGTTCTATTCTCGGATGCCTCTGGCGAAGGCAGCAGGATACCTATCAACCATCTCTCGAATCATCCCAGACCTAGACTTACCAGCCTCCAAAGCCGTTACATCTATCTTGTACACCAGTTCTTTAGGTAGGCGCACACTAACCATTACTTCTTTCTTATCCGTCATCTTTCATCTTTCCATTACAGTTAGGGCAACGACCCCTTGACCTAACCAACACAACCCCAATGTAGAATTTACATTTGGTGCATTGAATTAGGTAAGGGGATTTGTTGCGGAGCTTACTTTTCTTGCGATTAAAGTCGTCAAACAATTAAAACCAGTCTTCACCTGGCTGTACTGGTTTGCCGTCTATTATCGCCGTTGCCCCCTGATATGGATCTTTCTTCATCGAAGGTCTAATGACCTTAGCAATATTCCATACAGAACAGTTCCACCCTTTCTTGGATGTGCCGTCTTTAGCTGTGTAATCTCTTGCCTTGAATCTTCCTTGCACCATGACTCTGCTACCTTTGCTGGTTTCGTCAATGATGGCATCGAAGTGATCTGTTTTGCCTTCTCTGTCCTCCCACACCGTGATGTCAACGAATGTCGTTTCCGAATCCTTGGTGGGTTGGTAGGCTAACGCATTTTCTATTACTTGTTTGCCGGTTGATTCAATAGTCTTGGTAGACCATTCACGACAAAGGTTGCCGTGTAAATATATTGTTTCTTCATTTAGCATGTTACTGCTCCTTTACTTTTTGTTGTTCTTCTATTTCTTCTAACCAATCTTCACCTACAAGGCTGTAATAATTCATCAAGCCCATAATCCAATCTTTTAAAATGTCAAGTCGCATAAGCGTAGGCAAACTAAGAAACTTGGTGGTTGGAACAAAGTATGCTTTTCCGCTGTCGGTATAAGCTACAAATAAACCTTCAGTGTCTAGCGTTTCTTCACGCCTTCTCCTTAAGAATTCCTTACCTTTATCTGTTAATTGTAGTTTGTCTGGGAAATTGGACAAGAAAACTTCTTTGAAGCTATCAAAGTCGTAGTATTCTTCTTCTTCATTCAGACTCATCTTGTGAATCTCCTTCCTTTTTATCTAACGCTTTATCAAGAACATAAGACTCTTGACACCAAAGCTCCAATGCCACACCAACACGCATGGCACACCTTTTCAACCCATCAGAAACACTGTTCTTCAAATTCAAACCTTCATTCTTGCCGGGTCGTTCAACTTCACCTGCTTCTTGGATCACTACTTCTTTGCCATCAATGACAAACGTGCATTCCAAAACGCAGCCATGCACAACGCCCTCAGCGTTACGAATAACATCAATTATTCGCTGGCTGAAAGGACCATGCTTCGATAATAGTATTTGCGTTACGTCGCCATGCCCCACATATTCTGCTTTGTAGGATAAACCGGGTTTCTGATGAATGTACGCAGGCGGTACACGCTTTGCTAGGTCTTGTAACATACTCATACTGTTTCCTCCTCAGTTAACCAACCAGCATGAACCTTAGCCGTCTGCAACGACACCTCAGTAGGACCACACGCCTCACAGATACTCTGGTATCTGCAATAGCGACAGTTCCAAGGCTGTCCTTTACCAGCACCATACGCAGGTGGCTTTTCCACAAGCATATCCACACCGTTGTCATCGAATACAACAGCGTCAGGTAGCATTTCTTCTGACAATGATTGTTGTACGCTACGGAAGTTGTCTAGTTCTTGTTCTGCTATTTGTCGTGGTGTAAACCCATCAAACAGTTCTTCGTCTAACTCAATGACAAACTCAAGCATGTCCCCAGCTTTATGCGCTCCACGAAAACCCGACTCTTTCGCTAAATACACCATCCATAAATGCGTAACTTCTGGTGTTCCCATAGCGTACAAAGCTGCTTGTGCAACGTGTTGTCGTTTAGGTATTCCAGTTTCTTTAGCGATCTTAAATGGGTAGCTTCCCATTGTTTTGATCTCAAGCAACCTGGTTTGCCCATCGACTTCAACTACTCCGTCTGATGAACCGCTGAGGCTGACACCCAAAGGCGACAAATCTACCACTTTTTCGTACTCGCCGCCATACACATGCCCTATCGCATTTTGGAGCAATTCGTGCATGCTTGTTCCCAGTGAGAAACTGATTAATGTGCTTGTATCAAAGCTATGAGCCTCCGGGAACTTAGCAGCAGCAAAGCCACGCTGACGCAAACAGTTCAACGCATCTGAACAACGCATCAAAGTGCCAGCAGCAGTAGGCTTCGCACCATTCTCCTCATTATCATCAGCCAAAAACCGCTCAAACGATTCCCTAGCCGTATTACTATATTGCATATTCTTCCCCTAATCTATAAAAGGCAACCTTACGCTTGCCACCACTCGGATAATCCATCTTCCGATCTACCTTCACACCAAACTCCTCACTGAGCTGACGCACTCGACGTTGCCAATCACCCTCACCCAAGTTCTCCCTGAAATCAGTAGCAGAACACCAGCCATCATTCAACGTGTACCCAGAACGGTGACTACGCTTTAACGCCATGTGTAGCTCCCAACGAAGAAAGTCATACACACGCTTACAATTATTACTAGCATCTTTCAGCTCTTTCGCTGCTTCTTTTTCTAAACCTGGCTGGTCACCTGATCTAGCTTTTATTTGGTTACGGAAAGGTCGATGGCAGGTAGGACATTTCCCACCTGCCACCTTGGTAACCGCATCAAAGCGATCAATGACCATTTGCATCCCAGTGCTATATGGATTCTGCATCGGCATCTCCGTGAATAAAATCAACAAACGCTTGCTGTTGAGTCACTACTAAATTAACCATCGCATACAACGGCTTATGATACTCATTATCCGTTTCAAATGGTTTCCTATTTTCTGGTGTTGTCACTGTTTCCTCCTTGTAACTTACACATAGCTTCCCGAAACTTTCGGAAAGCAATCAATGATTTCATATCCTTACTAGAACGGCTCAGAAGTTTTTTTATCATCGCCATGAAAGTCTGGGTCTGTCATTGAAGCAAACAAAGCATCATCGAACAGTGCCTCCTGCAATAACCATCGCAGATGCTCACCATCCTCAGTGCTTATGTCTACACGCACTTCATTGTTTGACACAATAAAGTCACGATTCTTTATTTGTATATACATCCGACCATTATCAAGGATAAGACCTATGTCTTTTTCCGTGACTGCCGGATGCTGGGATTTATCATTAAATGTCATACACCAATCATAACACCAGGGTGCGACAATTACACGCTATTGCATGATTCTACGACGATACCGGAAACGCTCCGACGCAGTCATACCAGCACGAACCCCATAAATCGGAAAATCAATATTCTCCTCAACAATAGAGGCCGCCAAACATTCCCTTTCGACACGACAATGTTGACACACACGACGAGCTTTCTTATGCTGATCAGAATACATCAACCTGGTCAAACCACGACAATTTGCTAATTCACGCCAAGCACCCATACATAAACACTACAACACGTTGCAAACAAAGTGTGGAACTAGTACCATAGCTTATGAAGGAATCCTCCTTTCATTGTTGACACACAGAACAATCCGCACCTTGTCCTATCGGGTGCGGATTTTCTGATTGCGAATAGGTATAGGTAGCGTTGATAGTGAAACGATTTGGGCTGCAGCTTGGGAGTCCGCAGGGCGTGCGAAAGCCCCAACCGGGGAGGGGTCCAGTTGGGGCTTCGCAGGGGGGGGCTGAAGATTAGTCAATATTTCTAATATTGATTTCTCCTCCTAAAGGCTCACCTGTATTTTTAGCTAATGGCACATCAGGTAAAGTACGAACATGATGCACATCAGCTTTTTCGCCAAGGTTCATGTGTGTTGCACATTTGCCTTGGTAGTTTACCCAAGCTACTGCGTCATCCCATTCGCTGAATGTCATGTATGTATCTTTAATGATGCTTGAATTATTTGTTGTGAAGTAAAACCAATATCCACCAAACCAAGCAACCGAACCAACATAATTATCATGCATATTTTTGAAATCAAAACTCGTGTACAAAGGCAAGTCATTGCTATCAGTTGATTCACAAAAACCCGAGTCGGTTTTCCATTCAAACATCGTACTGTCTTCAAGGTCAACTGATTTTTTCAAAACGTTTCTAGCAATATCGACAGCAGACTCAAGCTGTTGTTGGTCTTCGTTGTCTTCTCTCCAAGCCCAATACCAATCATTTTCATCCCATGCCAAAATCTTGACATATTCCGGATCATCTTCATGTATGCCTTCAACAGTATGGTCTTGATACCATTCTGGACATTCATCACCTTGATGTTCAAATGATGCAATTTCCGTTAATGCAGTTTCAAGTAATTCAATTCTTTTAACTAATGCATTTTCTTGGATAGCTACTTTGAAATCAGGAATTAAATTCCACATTGGCTGGAGTATTAAAGCTTCTGTTGTGTGGTCATAATCAATATTGGTGACGTTAACAACGTAGCCGTCAACATCTTTTAATGGTGCTACTACGGTTACTTGCGTATCATCGTGTATTTCATAATCGTGTAACCACTTTTTAAGATCGGCTACTGTTGTTAATTTATCTTGTTGAGTCATACCTGGCTCTCTTTCATTGTTGTATTTCATTGTTGTTTCCTTTCATGTTTGTTCTTTTTGCCAAACCAAAAGTCTGTCCAAAAAGAGGGAATGATAAGCAACAGTATTGTCACTGTTGCGTGTGTAAATTGCTTCATGTTATGAATAACTCCAATCCCATTCGCCATTAACGAATTGCGGATCATGAGTTATCTCTTGACCATTTATAAATGCATAACCCCATGTTGCTAACGCTAAGACTTTGCGCTCATCGTAAGCATTACCGGGGTCTGATGTATGCAAGTTCCACATGTGGTCATGGCTACCTAACACATCAATAGATCGGTCAATCTGATTATTGACGTACACTGCTTCAGCGTGAGTAAATAATTCTTTGTTGGTTCTACCGTTCACAATTTCGTGCGGATTCTCATCCCAATGGAAATCGACACCAAACCTTTTCATACCAAGTAGCCACATGATCACGTCTTTCTCAGTTTTCACCGGAGTATTTAACAGACTCCAGTAACTAGGAAAGCGGTCTTGCTCATCTAAAATTATTCCTACCTCGTCACCTACAGATGTAGCAACAAGTTCAGGCACAGACTTTTTATAGTTTGCTAAGAAAGCACCTTGATAGAAACAATGCACACATAAGCGAATGCTGTCATTAGTTAGCACATCCCATTCTTTCGGAATTGGTTTGTGATGCCATTGGCTATCGCATATAAAGTCAAATTCAATATCGGACATTTAGTCCTCCTTTTCTTATAGTTGTTGACACCATTAATTCTAGCCGATTAGCAAAACAAACACACGTTATAGGTATAGGTACTGTTGATAGTGAAAACCTTGAGGATTCAACCGATCTTCGAAGTGGCGGCACTCTGGAAAACCTGCGGGATAGTGAATTTTATAGGGTCCATGGGTAAGGGTCAATGCTGATTTTTTGCTTAGGATGGTTCTACGGTGGATGCTTTTTAACGTTTTTGGTGTGTTGTGCTGTGTCTTGCTATCTGCGATATACTTAAAGAGTCAACAATTAAACCTTTAAGGAGGATTCATGACCATTAATTATCGTCAATATCGTGACAGTTCAAACGAACTATCCGACTATGTGACGGCACTAGAAAATGAAATGCAAAGACATTTAGGAGAGTTACATTTCCTGGCATTCTTTGAAGCTTTCCAAGATGACAATTCAAGGAGGGTTAATTAATGACTAGTGTCAGTATTAAAAAGCGTGCCGGTACTTTGCCGGACTTGTCGCCTAATTTTATTTGGACAGCTCGCAAGAGATCCGAAGATTTGAAAACAGTCGGTGCTATCCGTTCGGCTTTTTATGGGCTATCTAATAGACCGGCTCCGTTGCTAACTTTGGACACTACGAAAATTAAAAAGGGTGACGGGTTAAAGATTGTTAATTTGTCTTTGGCTCCTCATTCAATGAGCGGTTTTAATGTTTGCCCATCATCAACTAAAGAGTGTCGGGAAAATTGTATTGGACATAGTGCCGGTTTAAATAAATTTGAGACACAGCAAACCGCTAAGCTGTGGAGGACTCAATTATTGTTTACCGACTTTGATTGTTTTATGCGTTTGCTACTTGCGGAACTTAACGCAGTGGTTCGGAATAATGGACCTATAGCTTTTAGGGCGAATACTTACTCAGACTGCGATTGGTCCCGATATGAAGACTTGATTCGTGAGGCGATTGGTCCGCAATCAATACGTTTTGAGTACAGCAAAAGAAAAGCCTTTGTTTCTGGCAATCGCTCTGTAAGCCATTCTCCCGAAAAAAATGACTTTCACCCTAGTAATAGTCCATGGAAAAACGCTGTTTTTTATGCTTTTTCTGGTCGTGGACCTAAGTTTGATTCACCAGAGTTTTTAAATTCTGTAATTGAACGGGGACATAATTGCGCCTTGGTCGTGGATCAGCTCCCGACTACGAAAACGCTATGGGGTAAGCCTTGGATATCCGGAGACGCTAACGATAGGAACGTTTATCTAGTTGATGGTCATTATTTGTTACTAACGCCTAAGGGTACTTTGTCGGATAGTTCAAACTTTGTCTACCCTACTCGTAATGTTGATAGTGATTCTCTTCGGCGGCTAAGGCATCAAAAAAAAATTTCTGGGATAGTGAATAATGAAAACTGACGGTTTGCAGTTGCTTAGTATCTTGTTTATATTATGGGCAATAACTAGAAAAGGATTATTAAAGATTGGAGGTGACCAATGATAGACCTATTCAACTTAATCATGTTCGGAATTATGGGCGCATACTTTATAATGATCCTATACATTTTTGGACGTGCGGTTTGGCAGTGGGCAAGCGAACCTTTTCGCATTGCCTATGAACTAGAGGAAAAATTCAAAATCCAAAAATAGGGTTTTTAATCGAATCACACTCTACGGAATTCCTCCGGCTACTTAGTCGGGGGAATTTCCCTTTTATAAATCAAACGCAATAGAAAACGACGATAGTGAAAAAAGCAACAATACAAAAACCTGGCAACTAAAACCTAGTCTCGCCTATCTTAATTTATTTAATAGGTGACCTTGGTTTATTATCGGGAAATCAGATAACGGCATCTATTGGGGCGATGTGCCGAGGCACGGGGTCTATTAGTATATGATATTGGTGTTTTGGGGGTTTTGGTTTTGTTGTTCGAGTGTGTTTGGGGGGTGTGGGTGCTTGTTTTTTGATGTTTTTTTGTTCGGGTTTGTTTGGTGTTTGGTTGGTGCGTGTTTTGTTGGTTTGGGGTATGTTCTGGGAAGGTTACAAAAGTTACAAAGTTACTTTTATGGAGTTTTGTTGTGTTCGGGGTTGTTTTGTGTTTGGTGCGTGTGTTTACAGTTGTCCCTGGGTTCCTCCCAAGCATTGAGGTTGCTTTGACCTTGTAATCGCTTTGTCCTGTGCGTTACGCCGTTATGCACGCATTCCCTTGTTTGTGTTGTCATAACGGTCCGTTAGCCCTTTGACGGCTGACACACCCAGGGTTAGTGGGGCGCTTCTTTCGAGCGTTGCTGCAATGGGTCGAGGGATTGCAGTTCCCTGTTGTGTGTTTCTGGTATTGTGTTAGTATATCGTGGCTTATGGTTTTTGAAAGGGGCTTTTTTGTGTTTTGTGAAGATTTTGATGAAATAATTGATGACGATAATGACGAGGTGTTACAGTGTGGGTTAGAGAATCCTGATATTTGTGAGAGCTGTCAGTAAAGGAGATTGTTGTGGCGTATGGTTATGGTAAGCCTATGAAAGCTAAGAAGAAACGTAAACCTAAGAAAAAGCGTTGAATGGCTCCTCGCAAAGTGGCAAAGCCTAAGTCTACGGCCGCCTATTATCGAAAGAACCCTAAAGCTAGGGCTAAGAAGAAAGCGTATGATACGAAGTATCATAAGTCTGCAAAGCGTAAGAAGTATCGTGCTGATCTTAATAAAGAACGCCGTAAACGTGGTATTGCTGGTAAAGGCGGCAAAGATGTGTCACATAAGAAGGGTGGTGGGTATACTTTAGAGAGTCCTTCTAAGAATAGGGCTAGAAACAGAGGTAAAAAATGAGTGTCAATAATAAAAAGGTTAGGAAGCCGACAAAGAATCCTACTGAAAACGATTTTTGGGCATGGCTTACAGAAGGCGTTAATAAAGGCTACTGTTCAGACATGTATTGCGAAAACCATAATGCCGTAGCTCAATCAGACTTTGAAGAATTTGATGAATTAATGCAAAAATATGATGGGCGTGATTTTTGTTGGTCAATAGTGCATGTATATTACGGTGTTAATGGCTAATGGCATCAGGAAAAGCTACACCAATAGAAAAATGGGTTGAATATCTTATTCTTAGACGTAGCAACAGCATGTGGAAAGCATCGCAGAAAGCTCAAGTCAATTATCACTCTGCCAGAGACAACGAATCCGGCAAAATATCAACTCGTAACTATGTAATTGCTAAAGAACAAGTCGATGCTATAGGCGTATCCGACATACCCAGCTATGAACAATTAGATCCTGAAATACAAGAATGCTGGGACAACATAGAGAAATTTGCGTTACGCTATTTCGGAATTATCCTGCAACCGTGGCAAATAGAAGCCACTGAGAAAATTTTTTCGCTTTTTGAAACACCTTTAGAAGAATACGTTGTTATAAATGCACCGCCGGGCAGCGGTAAGTCAACGTTTTTTGCTAAGGTGCTTCCGGCATGGGCGACAGTCCGCAATAGAGCAATTCGTGGAATGCTTGGTTCCTCGACTCAACGTCTCGCTGAATGGTACACACGGCGTTTGAGGGCGGAGTTTGAACGAGAGCATGTCGCTCGTGCCGAACTAAACGACACTAAATTAGGGTTAGCGGTTGACGCTGAACGCACACTACAGCAAGACTTCGGGCAGTTTAAGCCTGACGCTAAAGAAATTTGGCGTGCAGAAGCATTTACCATTGTGCAACCAGGTGACGTAGCCTTATCGCAGAAAGAACCGTCATGGTCAGCGTTCGGTATGGACTCTGGTTTCCTAGGTGGTCGTTTTGATCTTATTATTTGGGATGACGTATGGGATCCTCGCAAGATGCGGAACAGTGAGTCTCGTTCTGATATGTATCGTTGGTGGGATGAAGTAGCTGAAACACGGTTAGAGCCTGGTGGTTTGCTTGTGTTGCAAGGTCAACGTATGGCTTCTGATGATATTTATAGGTATGCGTTAGATAAATTCGCTCCTGTTGATGAAGATTACGACGAGGTTGACGAGGATAAGGTAGATGGTGAAGGCGAACGCAAGTACAGCCACCTTAAATACAAGGCTCATTATGAGGATAAATGCGAACAGTTACATAGCGTAGATTCTCCCCCATATCCTGAAGGGTGTTTGTTGTATCCTCGACGGTTGCCGTGGCGAAAAATACGGCATGTGAAAGCGCAAACACCTGACCGATACGAAATACTGTACCAGCAAGAGGACTCTGACCCTGCGTCTGTGCTTGTAGATCCGCTTTGGATTACTGGCGGGCAAGGCAAAAACGGCGTTGACTACATTGGGTGCTGGGACACTGACCGTGATTTATGGGAAGTGCCACGCTATTTGCCTGGTGATGTAATGGTTGTAGCGTCTGCTGACCCTTCTCCATCTAATTTTTGGGCGTTGCAATGCTGGGCTTACTGTCCTGACAGCGAATACAGGTACTTGTTGGAATCGTATCGTCGCAAAATGGATGCACCATCGTTCCTTGACTGGAACCATGACACGCAACGCTTTACTGGCATAGCTGAAGAATGGTGGCAGATAAGTAATGAGATAGGTCATCCTATTACGCATTGGATAGTTGAAGCTAACGCTGCTCAAAAGTTTATTTTGCAGTACGATCATTTCCGAAGGTGGTCAGCGTTGCGAGGTGTAGAGCTAGTACCGCATTACACGCACTCTCGTAACAAGGGTGACCCTAAGTATGGTGTGCAAATGTTAGCTCCGTTGTACCGGCTTGGTCGTATTCGACTTCCTGGCAAGCAACGAACTGATGCTAGACCTCATTCTTTGCTTTTAGTAAATGAGGTAACAAAATGGAACCCAGAAGGCACAGGGTCTAGAACTGATGACTGTGTGATGGCACAATGGTTCGTAGAACATAACCTTGAAAAATTATATACGCCTATGTCTGAGCCTCTCAAACTATGGCGACCTTCGTGGGTGACAGAAAGCTAATACATGAAAAGCGCTGAAGAAATTGTAGACCTGTACTATACCAGGTCATCTAATCATGCTGGTGTGAAAGAACGAATGCGTCATATTCGTGACCATTACAACGGTGACGTTATTGTCCCATTACCTGAAATAGATACAACAGAGGCTTCTGCTGTTGCTAATTTGTTAGCGCAGGGTTTAGATCAGACTGCTATGCGTATAGCGTCTGTTACTCCTGATATTGTTTGCCCACCTGAAGATGAGTCATCGAAGCAAGCGCAAAAGTTTGCGTCTATTCGTCGTAAAGCATTGTTTGGTTGGTGGCAGCATTCTCGTATTGATATGCAGCTTGCTAAACGTGCAAGACATCTTATTGGATATGCCAATACTATTGTGCAAATACGATTTGACCATGAAAAGAATTGTCCAACGTGGCATGTGCGTGATCCGTTAACTGCGTATCCGTCTAATTTGCGTGGGTCTGATGACATGACTCCAGCAGATTGCGTGTTTGGTTATGAACGTTCATACGGTTGGATACGAAAAACATATCCTGAAGCTGCGTTACGGTTTGCTGGTGGCGTATCTGATGCTCCGTATGATACTGACAGACCTATAGAACTTATTGAATACGTTGACCATAACGAGTATGTGCTTGTCGCTGTACGCCATCCGGCTACTAGCGTAGGTATGCACTCAATGACTGATAATCATTTACCAATTATTGCAGAACTAGAACGTGTACCTAACTTGACAGGTGTTTGCCCTGTTGTCATGTCACAGCGAATATCGTTAGATGAACCTAACGGACAGTTTGACGGCATACTAGGAATGTATCAGCAACAAGCTAAGCTCATGGCGTTAGAAGTCATAGCTGTGCAAAAGGGTATTTTCCCTGATACATGGTTAGTGGGTCGTGCTGGTGAACAACCAACTATTATTAACCCTGCAAATGGGTTGACAGGTGAAGTTGGTGTTCTCCGTGGCGGTGATTTGCGAGACATGCAATTACAGCCAGGGTTTATGACGAACCCTGCTATAGATCGTTTGGAAAGAGCGCAACGTTTAACTGCTGGTGTCCCTGCCGAGTTCGGTGGAGAATCTACTAGCAACATTCGTACTGGTCGCCGTGGCGACGCTGTGCTTTCCGCTGTTGTTGATTTCGCTGTTCAGGAATCGCAACGTATCCTTGCTCGCTCGTTAGAAACAGAAAACAAGATAGCTATTGCTATGGCTAAATCTCATGCCGGTGGCAAGTCTAAGTCGTTCTATGTTTCTATGGGCAAGGTGAAAGGCAAGGTAGATTATGTTCCGAACAAGCACTTTACGACAGATGACAATGTGGTCAGTTATAGTCACGCTGGGGCTGACATTAATAATCTTGTTATCGCTGGCGGTCAAAGGCTTTCAATGGGAACGATGTCAAAAGAATCCTTTATGAAAATAGATCCTCTTGTTGAGGATGTTGAAGCTGAACGTGACGCTGTAACTGCTGAACAATTAGAACAAAGTTTGTTAGCTGGTTTGCAACAACAAGCAGCGACAGGGGCAATACCGCCTGCGGATATTGCTCGTATCATTGATCTTGTTAAATCAGATAGAGCTGAACTTGCCGACGCTGTTGAGAAAGTACAGCGTGAAGCGCAAGAACGTCAAGCCGAAATGGTCCCTCCTACATCCCCTGAAGCACAACCTGGCATAGCCCAGCCCGGAGCAGGAGCAGAAGCAATGGTAGCACCGCCTCCTGCCGAGGGTGGGGCAGCCGGTTTGCGTGAACTTCTTGGAGCGTTGTAATGCCACGAAAAGGTATGGGACAAAAAGTGCAGACCGCTACTGATCAAGAGTATGGTCAAGCAAAAATGCAGGAAGAGGCGCAAGAAACTATTCCTTTGCCTGAGTTACAGCAGATGCCGTCAATGCGACCAGGTGAAACTGCTTTTAATCGACCTACTGAAAGACCGATAGAGCCTATTGATACACCTGGCAATTTGGGGGACATGCAATCCCCTGAAGATTTAAGGCAACGTAAATTAAAAGTCCTTAACTTTATTCCGATGATGGAACAGATGTCTTCGCAACCATACGCAAATCCTAAATTTCGTAATGCAGTACGGCAAATGAAAGCGTTTGTTGGCGACATGGAAGAGTTGTACCAAGACGAGGAACAGTAATGAATCTCTTTAAAATGGCTGAAGGCGTTGTTAAAGGCGTTTTTGACATTGGTTTTGGAGCAGGCGAGTTTGTTGTCGATACTGTTAAAGCAGGAACGCAACTGTTAACTGACGGACCCGACGTAGCCGCTCAAACTTTTATTTCATCAATACAAGAAGATCTTTTAGGAAGAAGCCTACAAGGAGCTTTTGGACCGCAAGGTGTCATAGGTTCTGTTATTGGTGAATTACCTGAATTTATTCGTGAACCAGGTCGTGCTGTTCTCCAACCAACGTTTAAAGCTTGGGATTGGACTATACAAAACGTTGTTGACAGACCTTTAGGAACATTTGCGACAATGATAAATGTCGGGTTCAAAGACGGTTTAAGAACTGTTTTTGATGGCTCAACGTGGGCTGCTGCTTGGGAAATAAACGATAAACGAACGTTTGGTCAATCTGTTGCTGCGTTAGTAAATTTTATTGACCCATTCGATGACGACGAATACGACGATATACAAGATGATCCGTTGTTTAATTTGCTGTCAGGAACAGTTGACTTTTTCCAAGAGTTTTTAGATCCTGTTGGCATTGGTTTAGGTGGCAGCGTCAATCTTCTTAGAGGAAGAACAGTTATTGGAAAATTTGATGAGGCTGGCAATTTCAAAGGCGTTGGTCGGGAAGCTTACGATAAAGTAGGTGGACTTATACAGCCTGAAAAAGTGTACACTCCTGGTGGCGGTATTTTCCGACGAGGTTTGCGAATGGATGATCGTTTAACTGACGCTCAGAAAAACGCTCGTAACATGGTTGCTAAACGGTTTGTGACGCAAAGAGCTGAAAGGGTTATTGAAAGTAAACGTTGGAAATCGCTTGAAAAAGAATGGGAAACGTTAGAAAATGTTTTTATATCTGAAAATCCTGCGTATGGGTACGCTCAAGGCATAAACAAAATATTAGACCCGGAAGCGTCACAAAAATTAATTAATCAGCGTTACGCTGTGTTGCGTAATATGGCTGGGACTCGTGGTATGAAACTTAGCGACAAAGCAGCGTATGCTATCGCTAAGGGACCATCGAAAGAAGCTCGTCGTATGACGGCTAGGTACATGATGGGTGATATGAGTGTTCTTGCTGAGGCTGGGGATGCAGCTAGGAAAGCTAGGCAAGTGTTAGATGAGACTGACATTTTTGACAAAATTGATGAGTTTGAAGGTCTTAGTAAACAATACGAAGAAATGATGGCTTCTACAGAAGGTTACTTTAATCCTCGTCAAGCTAAAAAACGTATTAATGATTTAGGTTCAGAAATAGCTGAAACTACTAAAATTTTAAACAACGTTGATTGGGAAACCATGTTTGACGGGTACATGGGATTTATGGAATCCAGGGGTCGTCAAATGGTAGACATTAACGGTAACCCAACAACGCAATGGACAGATTTACTTAATTCAAATCCTGACATAAAAGCGTTGCAACGAATCACTCTTGAAAAAATAGTTGCGTTAGATTCTTTGTCTCCTCAACAATTAGCGAGGATACAAGCTGGTAAAGGCGCTGGAGAGTTTACAAAAATTTGGTCTGATCCGTTTGGTGTGCATTACGCAAAACGCACAAGAGCAATGCAAGCTAGAGAAGCAGCAACTGGCGTTAAGAAAGAGTTTTTTGAAGAAACGTATCAAGTGCCGTCAGTAATTACTCCGTTAGGTGTCCGTAAATTTAGGATGTCTACGCAAAGGTTGCCTCAGTCGTTAATTAATTTTGCTTCTGACACATCGACAATTATGTGGGAAAGAATGCTGGCTCAAGCAACAACTGTGCGTATTGGTGGCAAAAGAATTATAGGCGTTGAAGAAGTAAATGATTTGTTGGGTGAGTGGGAAAAGATATCAAGAATGCCTGTTGACTCAGCAGCTCAACGAAAGAATTTGTATACAACTACTGTTGATCGTTTGATTAAAACAGCGGATGAGTTGTTGGCAGAAGATGGGATAATAATGGAAGGCGGTACTTTAGCTGAACAATTATTGACTGCCAGGACTATTAAAGATGAAGCAATTCTGCATCCTAGTAAAAGAGCAGCTACTGATCGTAAGTCTCGAAGGGCTACGTCAACAAGTGAGGAAAGAGGAACATATCAATTTACAGACGCAGAAACAAAAGAAGTTACTACTATAACGTTGCCTATGACTCCTAGCGCTATGAAAGCAGCGGAAATTTTGCCACGTTGGGATTTGATAAATATTCAATTGGGTCGTTTGTCTAGAAGAGCAAGTCGTGAGGGCGGTACGGTAACAAAGCGAGTGTTGCAAGGCACTGAAGATGGCTTTCGTTTAGTTGCTGGCAAAGGCGGTTCTGCTGCTACGAAAGTTATGAAGGTTTGGCGACCTATGGTGTTGTTGACACCTAAATGGCCGCTAAGAGTCCAGTTAGATGAAACAATGCGTCGTGCTGCTGATTTGGGTGTCATAACTGAAATTAGAAACTTTGCTAAAGGCTTTAACGATATGCGTGACGCTCAAGTCACTTACGGTGTAAACATGAAACTTGAAGATGTTTCGGCAAGCATTATTAGAGAAGCTAAAGAAAAAGCAGGTTTAGCTGATGATGCTGCTGACCCTAATTTAGGTGACGCATTACGAACGTTAGAAAAAGACGGCATCGTTATTGAAAACGTTATTCAAAGACACGCAGATTCTGTTTTGGAAGATGTTCGCAAGTCATATAACTTTGTTCCTGGTCCGTTAAAGGGAACAGACGTTGGAAGTAAAGTCGGTAGGATACCTTCGTATTTCTTATCGAAAGGTTCATTAGCACGATTTGGAATGGGCAGTTTGTTAATAGGTATGCCTGCCGGGTTAGCTTTAGCTGGTGCTTATGGTGCTAGACGGTTTATGCGAATTAGAAATGTGGCGCAAAAAAAAGCAGCAGCGTCAGTAGCTGATTCGTTAGTAGAGGAATCTAGAAAACTATTTAAAGAAGCGTTAGGAGAAGACGCTCCTGTTGGCATGAAACAACAAGCTGACATGATGAAGTCCAGGGGTGAAGCTATCCGTGACGCTGTGTACGCTGTTGAAGACGATGTGTATGCGACGCTTCCTGACGGCGGTAATTTAGATGACATTGTTGACAACATTGAAAAAGCGCATGCGTTGCTAGAAAAAATAGGTTTAGCTAACCAAACAATTTACGGTGCTACAATTCGTAACGCTTACGGGGACAACAATGATTTTAGAGAAATAATTTCTAGCGAAGTTTCTTCTGTGAAATCAGTGTCCAGTATTTTGCGAGGTGTTCGTGAAGGGCAAGAAAGAAACTTGTTGCGTTATGTTGACGCTGACTATGAACGCTGGGATTTCCTAGTCGATGACAGGACAGCGTTTACAACAGGCTTTAACGACACTATGAACCGTTACTCAGATTTTGGAGGAACATATAAAGAGTTTTTTCAAACTGTTTTTGATGACACGCTTGAATTTACAGATCAAGTTATTGCTGTAGAAAAGCTTATTAAATCTAACACTGATCTTCGGTATAGGCTTGGCGCTGACAATTTGCTAGATCAACCACAAGCGTTAAATAAGTATGCTGAAGACATAGTTGACGAATACTACGACCTTTTACCACCAGAAGAATTTGCAGATTTGCGTGTCAAAATGGTAAATGGTGAAGCTGTTGTTTGGGCAGACGTAGAAAAAGCATTGTTAAAAAATGAAAAACGTAGAGCTAAAGAAGCAAACCGAGAAGCAAGGACTAATGTTAAAGAACTTGTAGGTGAAGTTCGTGAAAGTCATCCAAGTTTTGCACGTTCAATAGCAGCAAACGAAAGAACAGTTGATTTAGGCAGAGATGTATACACAGGCGCTATTGGCAAAATGGTCAACGACGTATACAGGACTCTCGGTCAAATGCCAGCAGATCACTTATCTAGAAACCCGTATTTTAAAACTAAATATGATCGAGAAGTCGCTCGCAGGTTAGCGTTGTTTACTGATGAAAGCGGAATGGTAAATCTTAACCAAAACGCTTTAAACGCTATTGAAGAAGAAGCAAGACAGTTTGCTTTACGAGAAACAAGAGATTTGTTATATGACTTAGCTGAAGAAACAAGAATAGCTGAAATATTTGGTCACGTTATGCCGTTCTTTAACGCTTGGCAAGAAGTGTTAGGAAGATGGGCAAAGCTATCAGTGCAGAATCCTTACTTTGTTGCCAAAGCAGCGAAACTGTATACCGCTGAATGGGATGCAGAGTTTTTAGGAATTAACGAAGTGCATCAATACAATGAAGCTGGAATAGCAAACAAAGAAACTGAATTAGGTCGCCCACTAACTAAAGAAGAATTAAAAGAATTTGAAGTAGCAAAGTACCTTGTTTGGAGATTACCTGAACCAGTCAAAGGCGCATTATCGACAACCTTGACACCTGGTCCTCTTGCTGAAATCTTACGAGAACAAGACATACGGTTCAGTAAAGAAGGTTTAGCTTCAATGCTGCAATCAACAACACCAGGGTTTGGTCCTTTAGTAAGTATCCCTGTTAACGAAGCGTTGTTAAAAGATCCTTCTTTAGAAAGCACTGTAAAGTTTATGTTCCCGTTTGGACCTCCTGAAGGCGGTTTTACAAACAGGTTGATACAAAGTTATTTACCTGCTTGGCAACAGAACGTTGTTAACCGATTTATGGACACGCCAACAAAAGAACGCATGGTCCAATATTTTTCTCAACAATTGTATGTGCAAGCAGCCGAAAATGGTATGCCTGTTGATTTGGCAGACGAAGCTGATGTGGCTAGATGGATAAAGCAAGCCGAAGACCGGGCAGAGTCGTTTTTCTTGTTTAGAGCAGCGCAGGGTTTGTTTGTGCCTACGTCAACAACAGCAATTTCGCCTTATGCAGAAGTAATGCTTGAGTACAAAAAGTTAGAACTTAAACACGGTTCTAAAATAGCGGATTCAATGTTTTTGGAAAGATACGGTGAAGACTTGTTTGGGTTAACTGCTCGAATGACGAAACTAAACGATGGTGTTGCTGCGTCTGTAGAATCTGAAGAAGCATTTATGGCGAATCAAGAGCTAGTGCAACAGTTCCCAGAGTTGGGTGCTTGGATAACTGGAAGCATCGGTCCTGCTGATGAAAAGTTTGCGTTTAGTCAAGCGGTTTATCGTCGGCAAACACAAATGGATGTTAGCGAGTTAACTCCTGGTTTGAAACGTCGTGAACGTTTCTCTCCGTTAGAGACTATGGCTGCTACCGATATTAAACTTGGGTGGATGAAATACACTAAATTAAACGACAATATTAGGTCGTATCAGGCTGAACGAGAAAGCCTTGGTTTAGCGTATAGTTTGAATAGTCAACCTATGGCAGCGACTGCTGTTATGAAAGCTAAAGCTATTGATCGTATTAAAGCGGAGCATCCTGCTTGGGGCGCTGAGTTTGTTTCTGGGCAGAAAGAAGATCGGATGCTTAAGGTTGTTGAAGGCTTTATGCACATTTTCAATAATCAAGATATGTATTCTGGTTTGATGGCGAAGCCATCGACTGAATTGATTTTGCATTATTTTAAAATCCGTGGCGCTGTTGAACAAGAATTGGTTCGTAGGTTTACTGAGTTAAATGGTAGCTTGAGTCTAGATGCTAATGGCAATTCTGATCTAAAGTTGTTGTGGGAGAACCAAAAAGAATTTATGGGGCAGATGCCAGGGTTTAGTGAAATTTATGACAGGTTTTTTGAGAACGATTCAATTCCAAGAGGAAGTTTTGTTTCTTTAGCAAGGGTTTAATATGGCGACAACAGAATTGCAATTAGTAGATGAGGATGGTGTAGTAGAAACTTTTGCTACCCAACAAGATCTTAATACGGCGCTAGTTGAGCGAGAAGTTCAAAATCGTTTAGCTGCTGAAAGAGGACAATCCCTAACTCTTGGTACAAGAGATCGTCGATTAGTTGATATTAAAGTAACTGATTTAGGCATTGATTGGGATTTGACCCAATACGCTGTTATCGCAAAAGGCGAAGCGTGGGATGATTTCTATTTATCTGACTTAGTAGGATTAGCTGGTTTACCTCAAATTAGTTTAGACAACCTAGACCCGAACATGATTTTAAATCAGGTTAAGGGAATTGATTGGAAGTGGACTAATTTAGGTCCATTCGGTTATGTGGACATTGTTCCTGTTGACGGTAGCGCTGACGCTGCTTTTAACGAATTTTTAAACATTACAAAAGTTGGGGATCTTCAAGGACCAATAATTATTGATCCTATGATTAAAGATTTACCGTCAATTAAAGGATCGTATTTAGAAAACAACGCTCTAATTGTCGGGGAAAGCCCGTTACCTATTGACGAAAACACTGGTTTTTATGATGCGATGATGATTTGGGCAGAATCTAATCTTGGTGAAGCAGAGTTAGCTGATTTTAAAGAAAACTTTGTTAAAGGCGATAATTCTATAACTCTTGCTGAAGCCATTGCCGAAGCTGAAGAATTGACAGAAGCAACTCGTAAACGTAAAGGCGATTTGCCTGATGTTGCGTATGAGTTTACAGAAATGGTTGAAGATTTTGTAAGTCTTGAGCCTAAAGAGTTAGGCGAATTTTCAGCGCCATCAGGTGGTGCTGTAGCGACAATAATTAGAGGCGTTGGAGGTCTTGATTTCGGTAACGAAAACAACTCTGCGATGTTACCAATAAAAGTTATAACAGGATTGTTTGATTTAATTGATGGCGGTGGGCTTGGAGATCCAGACCAAGAAGAAATAGAAGGAGTAGGCACAACAAAACTACGACCTAGGTCACAAGAACCTTTACGTTTCTCTGATTACGGCACAGGAACTCAAACAATAGAAGAAGACGTTAAAAAGCAAGACGTTATTGACGCTATGATGGATTTGACTGAAACAGAGCAAAAAATACTTGCAGAAAACATTTTCTTAAATATGCCTGATGTTTATGGATCTTGGGAAGATATTTATAACGATGATAATTCAATAAACATGGACACATTCGTGCCTGCATTTATAAGCGCTTTAAACTTTGCAGAAACAGCAGCAGCTATTGGTCAAAGCGACGAATACATTGAAATGTTCTTAATTGATGACTTAACGCAATTAGAAAAAAATGATATTCGGGACAGGTTCCAGCAAAGGATAGCTGAGTTAATAGCTATTGATAATTCTAAAAATGTTAGTTTGACGGACCCGGCTACTATCGCAAAACAAATTGATAACAAATTTAAGGAAGTAACTGGTCGTGGAGCCACTGACGAAGACGTTCGAGCGTTTACTGAATTGTTTTATGATTTGCAACGTGAAGCGACACCAACAGTTAAAGAAGTTAGAGAACGAGCCGAAGGACAAACGATGGGGCAGGAAAGATTAGGTACGTTAGATTTGACTGCCAGGGCTGAACAATACGCTGAGGACCAAGCACCTGTTGAGGCAGGCGCTATGCAAACAGCGAACAAAGCTAGTCTTATTATGCAAGCGTTAGGGATGGGGCAGTAATGGTAGAAAGAATGGCGAAAGAGTACGGTCCTGAAGCAGGACCAGACGGAAATTTAATAAATGTGCAAGAACGACCAGAAAATACGATGACACAAGATGGTGTTCAAATAGGTGACGCTTTTTACAAATTCAAACAAGTCCCAATTCGTGATTTAATTGCAATGATGGCAGATCTTTTGTTAAAAGATGTGCCTATTAATTGGTCAGAAACAGCGTATCCAGAAATGGAACAGAACCTTAAGAAAAACAGTTTTAATACTTTAACTTTTGGAACTTTTGCATCAGAAGTAGATGACTTTACAGGCATATTCGGGACAAACGATCCGTTCCTTATTGAGTTAGATATACCGTGGGACCAGACGCAATGGGCTGGCATGGAAGAAAAATTTGCTAGCGGAGAAAATTTAGAATTGCGGTTTAGCGAAATAGATGAAGACCCACCTGTTGTTCAACAAGAAAACAATACAGAAACAGAAGGTGCAACGTTCAGCGGAGATGCTGTAACTGACGAATTTGACCCTGAAAGCGGATACAAATACACAAGAGCAGCTTTCGCCAACGCAGTTCTTAAAGCTATGGGAGCTGACACTTCAAGAAGCACTACTGAAGCGTTAGTTGCGTGGATGGGTAAAGAAAACACTAAAGCAGGATTTAACCCGTTAGCTACTACGTTAGATTACGGAGAAAATACTTGGTTTAATACTTTCGGAGATCAAGGTCAATACCATGTTCGTAACTTTGCTGATTTTCAAACAGGTGTCGAAGCTACAGTAAGGACTTTGCGTGGAGGTTACTATCCAAAAATAATACAAGCTTTAATGAATGGCACTGACGCTGACACATTAGGAACTAGTGAAGAATTTCGTAAAGAAAGAAACACTTGGGGCGGGGTGCAAGAAGGACAAACAGATTACACATTTAATTCTTCTTTATCTTCACCGCAATACATGAACACTACTCTTGGCACACAAAGCCCTGGTTCTAGTTTTACTGATGACCAAGGCGGTTTAGAAACCAACAACATTTACGCTGAAGATGTATACACATTACTTCAAGAACAATTTGGTGGAGCAGCATATTTCTTTCAAAAAAACAAACAAGACATGCGAATCGGCATATTAGCCGACGGTTCACCAACAAGTTACCGTGACCCAGATGCCGTCGATTTAGAAGACATTACTGAATACTTAGTGCAAAACGACATTACAGCTCTTACAAGAGTTTCCGGTCTACTAAAACTAACAGAATGGTGGCAAACAACTGACGTTCAAATGAGAGAGTTTGACATTGCAGTAGCCGACATGAACGACCTTATGCTAGAAGAATACCTAGAACCAACCATTGACGTTCTACGCAAAGAAGCACAATTCTTAGGAATACAATTAGAAGCAAGCGAACTATTTGACTTGGCTTACAGCCTTAAACGTTTTGGTGATAGTGAAGATGCTGAAGCTATACGAATAGCTATGGCAGGACAATTACGATACCAAGACACTATTAACGAAATATCTTCATTCCAAGCAAACATTGATACTGTGCAGAAAGAAGCATACAAGTATTACACACCTATGGATGATGAAGCAGCGCAAGAATGGGCAGAGTTACTGTACACAGGCGAAGCGACAGAAACAGAGTTAGATCAATATTTGAAAGCTACAGCAGTTGCCAGGTTCCCAACGCTTGACAGAGTTATTAACGAAATGGGTGTAACGCCTACACAATATTTCTCACCGTACAAATATCAGATAGAACAAATGCTTGGCAGATCCAATATAGACATGTTAGAAGAGTTCCCAGATGTTATTGAATTTATGCCTGACAATGGCAATGCTAGACCAATGACTCTTTCTGAAGTTCGTGAATTTGTTCGTGGACTTCCAGAATGGCAACAATCTGAAGATGGCAAATCGCAAGCGAGAGCTTTAGCGTTCTCGATAGGTCAAACGTTTGGAGAAGTAGGTTAATGGCAACAATACTTGATGACGAAATTATACAAGCAGCGCAACAAACAAAAGATGAACGTACCGCTTTACAAATAATTCAAGACCAACTAGCTATGTATGGTTTAGCTGATTTAGCTCCTGAAGCTGTCAGATATTTGATAGAGGGCGAATCAGCAGATGGCATTATGATTCAGTTGCGTGAAACAGAAACTTTTAAAAAACGTTTTCCTGGTTTAGCGCTTAGAGATGCACAACCTGGCATGGTTCAAATAAGCCCTGAAAAATATCTTAAAATAGAACGCCAGTATCGTGACATTATGGCTACCGCAGGGTTGCCACCAGGTTTTTATGACAGCCCTGATGATTTTGCTCAATTTATAGGAAACGATGTTTCTCCTGATGAAGTAGCGCAACGTGTTTCAATGGCATCGTCAGCAGTATCTAATATTAACCCTTTTCTTAAAGACCAATTAAATGAGTTATACGGGATTGGTGTCGAGAACGACGGGGAACTCATAGCGTATTTTCTTGACCCTGAACGTGGTGTAAGTGTTATTGAGCAAAGGCTACGAATAGAATCCGCTGGCTTATCTGCTTCTGCTATTCAAGCAACAGGGCAAGGCATTGACGCTCCTGTCGGAAGGCAATTAGTAGCTGACCAAAATGTTCAACAACGTGAAATATCTCAACGTTTAGCTCCAATAGCTGGGTTAACACAAGCAACGTTAAGCGACGAGGGAGTTACAACAACTGAGTTAGCTGCATCATCGTTTGGATTAGATTCAGAAGCTACGGCAAACATTAGAAGATTGCGTCAACGCAGGCAAGCGTCAGCAGAACGCAGGTCTGGTGGTTTGATGACTGGTACGGGTGCTGTGGGCTTAGGAAGCGCTCCTGGGCAGTTAGATTCGTAGGTTCTAGACGCAAACCCTAAATTTGCCTATATTTAATTATGTGATCTGCCCCATTAAGAGGGTGAGCCGTTCACAACAAATTAAACTCCGCTAGCATTCCACCGTTGTTAGCGTGTAAGAGAAGGTGAGTGACATAATGGAAAATGAGTCTACAGAAACTGAAGTTTCTAGTACTGAATCCAAACCAAATTGGCGTAGAGAACTCGAAGCGAAAGCTAAGAGGGCTGATGAGCTTGAAACGCAAGTTCAACAGATGCAACGCAAAGAGGTGTTTCGTGATGCTGGCTTAGACCCATCTAATAAGATGACTGAGTATTTCATGAAAGGCTACGATGGCGAGCTATCTGTTGAAGCAATTCAATCTGAGGCTAATAGTGCCGGGTTGTCAACTATGACGACTACGGCAAGTATCGGCAATTTGGAGCAACAGGCACAGTTTGAAGCTGAACGTCGAATACAGCAGGCTTCTGATGATGCTGGTCCTGTGTCAGATCCCTCTCTTAATGAGTTGATAAGACAAACCAATAATGCTGATGAATTACGGCAAATTTGGGAAGCTAACGGCGGTACTTGGAACGCAGCAGTTTAGGTAGGCTCCAAACACAAATTGGAGATAGCCTAAAATGGCATATACACAAACAAGTTCGGTAAGCTCCGACACCACTGCATTTGAGCAGTTGGCGTACTTTGCTCTCCGTTCACAACCTATGTTTGAGATGGTATGTGACGTAAAGTCAACTAACCAGTCTCATCCTGGTGCTGCTGTCCAATTCAACATTTACAATGACCTTTCTCAAGCTACAGGAGCGCTTACTGAAGCCAGTGACGTAACCGCTGTTGCGCTTGCAGATTCAACGGTCACTGTAACTCTTGCTGAATATGGTAACGCAGTAACCACAACCGCTAAACTTCGTGGAACCAGCTTCTTAAACGTAGACGCTGACGCTGCGAACATTATTGGTTACAACATGGCTAACAGCCTCGACAACATCGTTCACGGTGTTCTTGTTGGTGGTAGCAACGTACTATACGGTGGCGATGCCACAGCTACAGGAGAATTAGCAGCAGGTGACATTATCACCGCTAGTCTTCTTCGTAAAGCTGTTGCTAACGCTCGTTCAGCTTCTGCACCTACGTTTGACGGTGGCGTTTATGTTGGATTTATCCATCCTGACGTTTCCTATGATCTTCGTTCAGCGGCTGCCGTAACTGACGTTATTCAACATCAAATCCGTCAAGACGCTGGCGCTGTCCGAAATGGTAGCATCGGTACATTCGGTGGAGTTGACTTCATTGAAACCCCACGTTTAGACATCGGCGAAAACGCTGGTGCTTCTAACGTTGACGAGTATGAAACCATCATCTGCGGTAAGCAAGCTATGGCGAAAGCCGCTAGCCGGGCAGCCGGATTTGGTGAAGATCCTAGCGTGGTATTCGGTCCCGTAACCGACAGCCTCCGTCGATTCCAGACGGTTGGTTGGTATCACCTAGTTGGATATAGCCGCTTCCGTGAAGCCTCTATCCGAAGGATTGAAACATCATCCTCAATAGGCGCTAACTGATAGCTCCTAATTAGATAGCAGGGTAGGCTGACTGTACTGGGAGGTTAGCCTACCCTCTATCTTTCCGCATTCAATTATATTATTATTGTGAATCATGGAAGATGAACAAGTAGATGTAGTTATAACTGCTGAGACAATAGAAGCCAGCGTTGTAACTGACGAGGAGAACGCTGATGGCTAGTGGTCTTTATGGAATAACTTTTCTTAACGCTTTGAAAAACACTCTTGCGTTAGACCTGGACAGTGACACGATCAAGATTATGTTGGTTACGTCGTCGTACACCCCTGACTTTGGGGCGCATGACTTCAAAGCCGATGTATCTAACGAAGTTTCTGGAACTAATTATACTGCTGGTGGTAACACGCTAAGTAGTTTGGCTTTAACCCAGACAGGTGGCACAATCAAATTTGATGCTGCCGACACATCATGGTCATCTGCAACCATCACGAACGCCAGGGGCGCTGTGATTTATGATGATTCTTTAACTGATGATCCGCTTATTGCGTACATTGATTTTGGTTCTGATTTCTCATCGAGTAACGGAACGTTCACGATTGCGTTTAATGCTGGCGGTATTTTTACGATTGATCTAACTCCGTAGGAGGGTAAATGCCTGAATCTAATTTTCCGTCTAGTCTTGATACAGACGCTAATAGTAGCCTTCCTAAAACTATTTCTAATACTGCTGGGTTGAATAACCCTAACCATGCTGAGATGCATGGTAGGAGCAACGATGCAATTATAGAAGTTGAAACTAAGTTAGGTACTGGTAGCAGTTCTGCTTCTGCTGGTGCTGTGCTTATAGGTACAGGTTCAGGTGCTTCTTCTTGGGATACGACACCTACGTTTGTTGGTGACGTAACAATCCCGGAGGGGGATTTGATTCTTGGTTCTACTGCGGTGACTTCGACTGCTGCTGAGTTGAACATTCTTGATGGGTGTACTGCTACAGTGTCGGAGCTTAACATCATGGATGGTGTTACTGCTTCGACATCAGAGTTAAACATTCTTGATGGTTGTACGGCTACTGCTGCTGAGATTAATGTTCTTGATGATGTTACAGGCGGTACTGTTGCTGCTTCTAAAGCTGTTGTTGTTGACGGTAATAAGGATATTGCTAGTTTCCGTAATGTTACGCTGACTGGTGAGTTGGATGCAGCTACGCTTGATATATCTGGTGATGTAGATATTGATGGAGCTGCTGATATTGCTGGGGATTTAGTGTTGTCTGGTGGCGCTGATGGTGCGTTGCAGTTTACGAATGCTGGTGAGAACTCTATTAAAATTCCTGATAACCAGGCTTCTGCTTTGATTATTGAGGAAGCTGATAATGCGTATATTACGTTTGTGACTACTAATGGTTCTGAGGCTATTACGGTTGCTAAGACAACTAATTTTACTGGTGATATAGATGTTGATGGCACAACTGATTTAGATGATGTTGATATTGATGGCACGCTAACAATCGCTGATGGTTCTGATGGCAGTCCTTCTTTAGCGTTTGGTAGCGACCCAAATCTTGGGTTTTTCAAAGCAGCAGCAGACAACATGGGGTTTAACGCTACTTTACCTGTGGTTACAAGTTTTACAACGTTGCGTCGAGGAACTAACGGCGGTAACGATAACCTTATAGGTGCTGACAGTTCATCAAAACGATACAAAGAAAACATTGAAAACTTTACCAAATCAGATTGGGAAAACGTTTACAATTTACAAGCCGTAAAGTTTAACTGGAAAGAAGAAGTTAACGCACAACGCACAAGAGATTTTGGTTTAATAGCAGAAGACGTAGCAGACCAAATCCCAGAACTAGGCGTATACCGTATTGTTGATAGTGAAGGCGACACACCTGTTGTTGACTCAGTGAACTACGAACAACTATGCGTGTATTTGCTTGAAGTTGTTAAGGATCTAAATAACCGTTTAGAAGCATTAGAAGGATAGAAATGATCCCAACTACCAGTAAACACGTTAACATCGAACTACTACACATTGGGACACTGTTATGAGTACTATTATTTCTCGTGCAGGCTGGAACAGCAGAGGACCAAAAAGCCCATTTAGTTACCTAAATAAGAAACGTGTTGTAGGCATTGCCATACATCATTCAGGCGTAAAAAACGGACCTAAAGGCGTAACAGCAGTCAGAGCATTTGAACGACATCACATGCTCGCTAACGGCTGGAACGCAATAGCATACAACTGGTTAATAGACGAGCAAGGCGTTATCTACGAAGGTCGAGGCGCTGGTGTCGTATCAGCGGCAACACGCCCGTACAACAGTCGCACAGAAAGCATTTGTTACACAGGTGACGGCGACAAAAAGATACCAGCAAAAACACGAGCAAGCCTTACTTGGTTAATTGGTGACATACAAAAACGTTACAACAAAAAACTATGGGTAAAAGGACACAGAGAACTAGCAAGCACTAGTTGTCCGGGCAATGTGTTATTTGATTGGGTGAAGGATCATCGTAACGGCATTACGAAAGCGCAACCAAAAAGCAAGCCAGCAACAAAGAAATCAACAAAAACAGTTAAGCAAGGAGCTAAAGGTATTGTTGATGCGTTTGCTGAAATAGAAGCTCTAGTTACTTCCCGCCCTTTGAAAAAAGGTTCTAAAGGAGCAGCGGTTAAAGTGGTGCAACAGTTGTTGGCTGCTAAGGGATTGTATCGGTACAAAATAGATTCTGATTATGGCAGACTTACTCGAAAGGCTGTTGTGGAGTTCCAGAAGCGTCGGCTACTATATGTTGACGGCATAGTTGGACCGAATACTTGGAAGGCTTTACTTAGATGAGAGAATATTTAGATTTATTTGAAAGATGCGGAGCAACATTCGTACAAGCAGCAGTAGCCACAATCAGTGGTAACAGCTTCCTTGACATGGGAGTAAGTAACTGGAAACTAGTAGCAGCTTCAGGGTTCGCTGCTGTGTTGTCAGTTCTTAAAAGTTGGGCTGCTACCAAGGTTGGCGATAAGTCATGTTCCTTGGCTAGTAAAAATGTTCCATTTGAGGAGTCCCTGTACGGCGACGAATAGAGGTTAAATGGCTACAAATTTTCCTGGTAGTTTAGATACTTCGACTCAGCAACCTACTATTGCTTCTTCGGATGAGATGGATGATTCTGGTAAGGAGCATGATGTTGTTCATACGAATCATTCTGGTGCGATTATTGCGTTAGAGACGAAGTTGGGTAGTACTGATTCTAATCCTTCTTCTGGTGCTGTGCTTATGGGTACTGGTTCTGGTACGTCTGCGTGGGATGCTACTCCTACGTTTACTGGGGATGTTACGATTCCTGACGGTGATTTGATTTTGGGGTCTACGGCTGTTACGTCTACTGCTGCTGAGTTAAATATACTTGATGGTTCTGGAACTTCTTGGACTGAAGGTACGCCATCATGGACTAACTTAGATCCGGGTAACGCAACGGCTAATACCATAAGACATATTGTAATTGGTAAAGTTTGTGTTGCACAATTTAAGATAACTCATGGAAGTAGTACTAACGTTACTGGGACTGTTTCATTAGCGCCTCCTGTAAATGCTGACTACAGTCATTGGCAAATGGCTGGTAACGCTTGGTTCCATGACACAAGCGGAGGAAAGTTGTATCAAGGTCAATGTGTAATAACTAGCTCAACAAAAGTTTCTTTCTATGGGATATACCATGGTGTAGGTACTTATTCTTATTCAGGGGGGCTTGGAGCCACAAACATTGCGACTTGGAACACAGGTGATAGTTTCACAGGTCAAATAGTGTACAGGGTGGCATAATGAATTTACGAAACGAATTGCTAGATCCAGAAACTATCCCAAATGAATGGTTAATTGAACGGATGAAAGATCAACGTAATCTATTATTGATGCAAAGTGATTGGACTCAAGTAGTTGACAGTGCTTTAACCGACAGCAAGAAAGCTGAATGGGCTACATACAGGCAACAACTACGAGACTTCCCAGAAACATGGACTCCTGCCGATACCGTTAACTTCCCAGATCAACCAAGTTAGGAAGGTTATGCGTGGCTGGTATAGCGTACCGCACTTCCAGAGACTACAGGACTTCTGGACTTTACCGTTTAGTAGAAGCAAATGCGACAGTAAACGCATCGACAATAGCGTGTACTGCGACTGCACCGGCTGTAACCGTAACAGCCTCTGCGAATGCTGCCGTTGCGGTAATTGCAGGATCAACAACTGTTCCTGCTACGACTGTATCCGGGACAGCTAGTGTAGCTCCTAGCGTTATAGCGACTAGCGCTACTACGCCGTCGGCGACAATATCAGGTGATGCAGGGGTTAGTCCTGGTGTCATTGCTGGTGTTACGACTACGCCGTCAGCGACTATATCTGGCACAGCGAGTGTAGCCCCTAGTCTTATTTCTACGGCTGCTACAACGCCGTCTGCGACGATTTTAGGCACAGCTAGTGTAGAGCCATCAGTTATAGCTGGAACGTCTACAACGCCTTCTGTGACTGTCAGCATGGATCAAGAAATATCTGTTGACACAATACTTGGCGCAACGTCAATGAGCGATTTAACGTTACAAAGAAAATTTGTTCCTGTTACAGAAAATATATTGCCGACTTTAGATGTACCTAAATATCCAATTATTAGCCCTACAAGGAACCTGCGGAGATTCTATACTCCGACAGCAAAAGGGCGTAATATATTTATATTAACCGATGGGTCGGTAACGACCCGGCAACCGGCAGATGCAAATACAATTTCTCGAACGTTACTTGGTGGGCATGAATCCCCTACTGATCTAACAAATGATGAATTAAACGCTTTGGCAAATGCTGGATATAGTACGGAAGTAGTTACAAGTGCCTAGATATGATTACAAATGTAAACAATGCGGAAACGTTGAAGAAATAATACATGGCTTTAATGATGAGCATTCGTTTCATTGCGTTGATTGTGGGCAAGCAATGAGCAAACTTATTTCAGGTGTCAACATTGCGCCTTCTGCTACGCCTTCTCGTAATTCTGTAATTGATTTGGAAGCTACGAAGAAAGCTGACAAGGCTAAAGACGCTGATATGGCTGCGTATAAACGTTTGCGTAAAAGCGGAGTTCAGCCTCCTAAAATTAATGGTTCAGCTCATTTAGAGCAACACGCTGAAACTACAAACGAAATTACTACTGGGCATATTTATTCTAGTGACTACAGTAGACGAGAGAACGAGAAGTTCTTAAATGACATTGGAGTAGGATGACAGCTCAAACGTGGATAGATGAAACAAAGAACTTGTTGTTAACTGATTATGTTGAGGAATGCGACACGTTAGGCACATTGTTAAACGACAGCGAAACCACTGTTAACTTTACGCATGACACGCCAGGTATTGTACCAGGAGCAATTATTGAGATCGGCACTGAGCTTATGTATGTGTTTAGCGTTAACGCTACTACTAATGATGCTACTGTTCAGCGTGGCTTTCGAGGCACAACTGCTGCCTCGCACAGCGCAGGTAATTTAGTTACTATTAATCCTAAGTTCCCTGCACAGCTTGTGTTAAACGCTATTAACGATGAGTTAGCTGACTTATCGTCACCACAGAACGGTTTGTATCAGATGAAAACCGTTGAGTTTACTTTTAATTCTGCACAAGACGGTTACAACTTAACTGGTGTCACTGACGATATTTTGTCTGTATACCAAGTAACGTATTCTGATCTTGGTTCTGAGGCTTCAGAACCAGTGATTCCTACATGGACTTTACGACGAGATCGTAATACTGCCTCGTTTGCGTCAGGGTATGCTTTGATTTTGCATGATGACGCTAACTCTGGGCAAGCAGTCAGAGTGCAATACAAGACAGGGTTTACTGCATTAGCAGCTACTTCAACAGCGTTAAGCACTGTTGGGTTACACTCATCAGCGTATGATTTACCCACTATTGGAGCAGCGTTACGGCTAATGTCTACTCGACCTGTCCGGCGTGAGTTTATAGATGAGCAAGGGTCTAGTCGTAGAGCGGATGAGGTTCCTGCCGGTGCTATATCTGCTTCTATGCGTGACCTTCGAGCGTTGCGTGAAACCAGGATAAACGCTGAGGCCGCTAGGTTAGATCAGCAGTATCCGACGTATTGGATGAGGTCAGGTGGCAAGACACAAAACTCCGTGTATAGAGGAGTTTAAATGGTTCACAGAGCTGAACGGCTACCAGTAACAATTACAGTCGGAGCTACAGCCCACCCATACAATATTGATATTGAGCAATATCGTCGGACTACTGTGCCTACGTTGCGTGAGCAGAGGGATACGTCTGATGAGCCTGGTGAGCAGTCAATAGATAACCAGTTCTGGGTTAGGTCGCAGACTGATTGGTCGTTTGGTGCTGGGCAGAAACACTTTGACCATGTTGATTCTAATAGGGGCAGGTTTCATACGTCTGTTGGTATTGATCCGTGGACTAAAGGTCAGATTAGTTTGTTGCCTTTAGCTGAGACTAAGAATAATGCTAATTCTTGGACTAATCTTATTATGAGAGTTTTTAGGGCTAATTCTGGTACGGAGTACATGTATGTTGCTACTGGCACTAACGTGTATTTTTCAACTAATTTTAGTGCTGCTGATGGTTCTGTGAGTTGGTCAACTGTTACTGCTTTGGCTAGTCCTCAAAATGTTACTGATATTGCGTCTGATGGTACTACCGTGTTTATTGCGTATGGGTCGTCTAGGGCTACTGCAAGCGTAGCCATTGGTAATTCGTCAGATCAACCGGGATCGCTAGGGTCGTTGAACCCTGACCGCATTCGAGTTGTTGGTGGCAGACTATTTTTCTTAGACGGTTCCAACATCGCTGAAATAGCGTCAAACGGTAACAAGGTTTCTAGCAGTCTTAACAACACGTTACCGCACGCTGGCACATGGGTCACTGTATGTTCAGGACCAGTAGGTTTCTATGCAGCAGAGAACACGGCAGGCACAGGTTCTATCAAGTTCATGTCTGTTCTTGCTGCCGATGGTTTAATTGACGAACCACAACAAGTAGCTGAACTACCCAGAGGTGAAGAAATTAATGACATGATTTCTTACGGAGGGTTTCTAGCATTAGCAACTACCAAAGGTTTACGACTCGCTGCGATGGATGCATCATCAGGAGCAGTAACATTTGGTCCTGTCATCGACGACCCTGGCGAAGTGCATAGCTTGGCTGCCGATGAACGCTTCGTATGGTTTGGTGGCAGTTCAGGCAAAGTATACAGAGCTGATCTATCAACCTTTACAGAAACATTAATCCCTGCTTGGGCATCAGACATGGTGTCCGTAGGAGATGGCAACGCTTTAAGCGACATAACATACGTTGCGAGAGTTAGCGGAAAAACATACTTTATTGATTCAGGTAACGGTGTGCAAGGACCACAATACCAAGATCATTTAGTTGCTTCTGGAACATTAACGGTAGGTAGTATCCGATGGAACAGCCATTTCGATAAGATCCTGCGAACCGTTGAAATACGTTCTGCTCCTGATTCCGTAACAGAAACAGTTAAACAGTGGGCTGATTCTTCAGTTGCGTACAGTAGCGCTGACGAGTTCTGGGTTGGGCAAACATCAACAGTTGGTGGAACAGTCAAAGCTACTGTCACTAATGATGACAATAACTCAATTACGACAGCTACGTTAAGTAACAAAGTGCAGGCAGATGCCGTCGATGAAACTAGCGGTAGCGGTTTAACACCTAACCTGTCAGAATCGTTTATATTAACGTTGACATTGACCAGGGATGGAAGCACGCTTACTGCTGGTCCACGATTAGAGTCATGGAAAATACAGGCGTTCCCTGCACCTGTCAGAGTTGACGAAATCATTGTGCCTATTATTTTGAAATCTAGGGTTGGCACATCCAGAGGTCTAGGTTCAGCTATAGCGTATGACACCAAAGAAGAATACTTGGCGTTACGCACCGCTATGGCTGGCAAAGAAGTAGTTACCTATCAAGAAGGGTCAAGATCTGACACTTGCGTGATAGATCAGATTGCTATGACAGCAGAAAAAATGTCTGATGATGGCAACTGGTGGGAAGGGGTATGCACCCTTCGACTACTGACTGTCCCCTAGAATGGTATATGACCAAAATACTGTATTACGACATTGAAACAGCGCCTAACTTAGCGTATGTGTGGGGGCAGTACCAGCAAGACGTTATAGCGCATGAGCGTGAATGGTACATGATGTGTGTGTCATACCGTTGGGAGCATCAGAAACGCACGCATGTATGTGCAATGGTTGATTTTCCTGAAGCCTACATGAAAGACCCGGAGAATGATTACCATGTTGTTAAGAAATTGTGGGAATTAATTGATGAAGCTGACATTGTTATAGCGCATAACGGTGACAAGTTTGATATGCGTAAAGCTAACGCCAGGTTCGTGAAGCATGGGTTAGGTCCGTCTTCACCTGTTAAGTCTGTTGATACGTTGAAAGTAGCTCGCAGATATTTCATGTTTAACTCGAATCGTTTGAATCATGTGGGGCAACACTTGGGGCTTGGTCAGAAGGTAGATACTGGTGGCTTTCAGACATGGGCTGGGTGTATGCGTGGCGATATGAAAGCTTGGAAGACTATGATTAAGTACGCCCGGCAGGATGTGGATTTGTTGCGTGATGTGTATTTGGCGTTGCGACCTTGGATGAAGAACCATCCTAACCTCAACATTCATACAAAGGAACATGCGTGTCCTACTTGCGGTTCATATAACTTGCAACGTCGGGGTTACAAAACAACTCAAACTACTTCGTATCAGCAATGGCAATGTAATGATTGTAGGTCGTATAGCAGAAGTCGATTAGCTGAGAAAACGGAAAAGCCCTCTATAGTTCCATAACGTTTAGTTGTAATCTTAGCCTATGGCTAGGTTCTTTTTTGTGCTGTCTCGAATACTTTTTGCGTCAATGCTTGTCATGGCTTTGTTAAGCCCTGCATCAGCGCAAGAGAACGAGCCTGAAACAACGTGTGTAGATCAGGAAGATGAGGACAATACTGCGTGTACTGTGCATGTAAATGATTACAATGACTCACCTATTGTGTACATGACTGTGGAAGAGGATCAGACTGCTGTGGAAATCATTACCTATACGTCATTGACATGCGATGACCATGAGACAGGGGAAGGCACAGACACTTACGCAGCAGACCCCTATCTTAAACTATACGACAGCGATGGGACAATTATTGGTGAGGATGATGACAGTGCTGCTCACAATGTTAACGGCATGTGTTGGGATAGTTACTTGACCCTTACGTTAGATTCAGGGGACTATGAACTATTAGCTACTTCTTACAGTGATACGACTATTGGAACGTATACGTTAGAGTTCTCTGGTGTGAGCTGGTCGTTGTCTAATAATCCTGAGCCTGCGCCTGATCCTGAACCTACTCCAGAACCACAGCCTACGCCCGAAGTAACTCCTGAGCCAGACCCTACTCCTGAAGAAACGCCTACGCCTGAAGAGGAAATTGAACCTCCCGTAGATGATCCTATTCAAGATCCCACTCCTCTCCCGCCAGAACCAGAAGTAACGCCAGAACCAGACCCGCCGTGGGAACCCCCCACAGTACAGCCATCGCCACCCCCAGTGCTAATTCTGCCATCACCAATTGGAGAAAACCTACAGATACCAGTGACAACAGACATAGAGGGATTAGAAGAAGAGCCATTTGAAGATGATATCATGTGGGACTTCGACGATGTAGAATGGGAAGAGTTCGAGTTAGATGAGTTACCAGAAATTGAATTTATTGCAGAAGAATTTGAGGAAGAAGAGGAAGAAGAAACAACTTTCCTTGATGATGGAGAACAAGAACAGCCAGATGAAGTACAATCAGATGTGGAACTAGACTTTGTTCTTGAAGAGTTTGAGGACATTGAAGAGATAGACTTTGAGGAGTTAGACGCTGATGAGCTTGACGACGAAATTCTTACTGAAATATTACAAGATGAAGAGACAGTTGAAGTCTTTCTGGAAGAAGTCTTAGAGGACAACCCGGACTTCTTTGAAGAAGCCACAGATGAA